GGGGAGCGCTAGGAGTGGCCAAGGGGAGAAAAGCATCACAAGAACGTGGTGCCATCTCAGTGTAGCAGCGGTGGACAACTTCCAAGGAAGTTTGCGCTGACAATCCCGAGAACAACGAGAAGGTACAATTGGTATTCGCGAAGACACTCTGGATGCACGAATTGACTTGATCAATTGGTCCCAGGCTGGCATGGTCCTCAAAAGAGGCAACCATGCACATGGGTCCAGCAGCATCAATACAATCCATCACAAGCACGCGTGACTCCGGCCTCCTCATGGGATTTTCCACACCATTAAATGTGATGTGGGCATACACCCCATCCTCCGCTCCCCACTTGAGAGCATTCGGGTATTCCATCGCCTCCTCGACATTCGCCGGAGGACACACAATACGCAGCATATTCATGACACTAGCGCACTGGACTGCTCCAGCCTCAGTGCGCTCTTCATAAAGTGCGACGTCATTAGTGTTAGTCTGCGGGAACATACCAGACGTGACCGCTCCTTGTTTATACACATCGGCGGTTGTGTTGTGGACTTCAAACGCCTGTCCAATGATCCGACTACGTTTCCTGCTAGAACCGACGGGCAGAGCACGAAGAGCAGTGCTCTCTGCGGTTCCAGTCCAAGGGGTCCCCGATCCCGCTGGGAAGAATCTCGCACCAGCGACATCCTTCATCTTGGCAATCACCAAGGGTCCAGCAGCCATCGAGCCAGCAAAATCAAGTTCTTCCTGTTGGAAAACAGTGCCCTGGTTATCAGTGAAGTAAGGATCCATGACGTTCGGGAAGAGACCAGATTCGGTGAAGGAGGTATCAACATAAGGCATGTTGAACACCAGCATGGACCACGTGTCTGTGTCTCCGACGCCTTCAGGAGCGCTCTGGTTGGAAGAACTGGTATACTTCTGGACAACAGTGAGCGACCCATCTGAATCAGGGTACCCGGAAAGATCATGCTGCAGATCATGAAACGTGTCGATGGACATTTTGAGCCAATCACGTCCCTCAGGCGAAATCACTTTTCGCCCCACAGCCATCTCGAGAATAGAAGAGAGTTCGTTGCGTGTGTTTGCGTTTCTACGCGCCATTTATTTGGTTGTTGGTGGGAGTTTTTAGGAATAGATTCCAATCCCGCCAACACACCGGCGGGAATCACCAACTCTCACCTATGGCACGGGGACATCTAAGGACGTCCCACGCCCAGGACCACCACGGAAAACATTGATAACAGTGCCTCAAAATTGTTGGGTGTGTTACGACACAAATGTCGTCCAACGAATTGAAATGGGCCTCAATGTCTATCTGGTCCTGCACACCAACACCCCACTTGGAGGCGACAAACAGACGTTGTCCAATAGTGGGCCCAGCAGATGCGAGATCAATGCACTTGTCAAGATTCGAAGTGCGCATCAACTGGTCTACCCACCAAGAATTCACGTCCATATAAGGGTCTGCGATCTTATGGCCTTTAGTGGCTCGCACAAGCCAAAGAGCATATGCACACACAATGGGACAGGTAGGGGTTTCGCATAAGAGTGAGAAAGCCTTCGCTCTAAGCAATTCCATCATAACCCTCTCTCCAGCGTGCATGAACCTGCTCATGGTCCATCCTGTGCGAACAAGGATCTTGATCGGGTCTCTCAAGTTCTGACTACAATCCTCAGAAAAGTAAAGCTGGCAAAATCCAGCGTCACCGACCCGATCAAACACATCCAGCTTGATCCGCATGCCCAACGCCTCAAACACATTGTCAGCGGGAATGGGCCCGCTGACACGAAACAACCCGTCATCCCCCTCGACCACCCCCACCAGGGGGAGGTCCCAACCACACTCCTTTGCAATAAAGAATTGCAACATAAGGTTGGTGAACCCGTTTCCCAACGAGGTGCACATATCCCCAGACATTCGAGCGAAGGTGGTGACTAGCATCCCTGAAGCCCTGCAATGTTGCAAGGATGTAAGAGCATCTACCAGAATCGGGATATCCCCGGCTCTAGAAGTCTCTCCCAGCATGTATGTGTACAATTGAACTTCTGCACACATCATCATCTGGCTAACAAGGGACGCCTCCAGTGAAGTATAATCTGTGGCAATGAACAATGAGCCCTCAGCATCAACATACTCCTTAAT